TTTCAAGAAATGGAGTTCTTACTCCTGTTGCGGTATTTGAACCTATTGATATTGATGGTTCTACTGTTGAACGAGCAAGTCTTCATAATATGAGCATTATGCAAGAGACTCTTGGTAGAACCCCTTATAATGGAGAGAGAATTTGGGTAATAAAATCTAATCAAATTATACCTCAAATAACAAGAGCAGATAAGAGAGATTATGGAGATATTATTGCGGCCGGCGGAGTTACCGTAGGCTTAGGTGGAGATTACGGAATACTCTGTCCAATCTGCGGAGGTTTAACTGAAATAAGAACTTCAGATACAGGTGTCGATGTTCTTTATTGTACTAATGATAATTGTGAAGGTAAATTAGCACAACGCATTGACCATTTTTGTGGAAAAAAAGGACTTGATATTAAAGGACTTTCAAGAAAAACAATAGAGAAATTAATAGATTGGGGTTGGATTAATGATAGTATCTCCGAATTATATGATTTACAATCTCACAGAGCAGATTGGATTAGCAAATCTGGTTTCGGTACAGCTTCTGTCGACAAAATGCTTAATGCAATCGAACAATCCAGATCCAATGTTAGTTTGGAGAAATTTATTAGTGCAATTGGAATCCCCCTTGTTGGACAAACAGTTGCAAAAACAATAGCAAAAGAATTTGAAAGTTGGCAAGATTTTAGAGATTTTGTAGATACAGATGACACTTACTTTTGGGAATTTGAAGGTATTGGTAGTGAAATAGATGCTTCTTTAAAAGAATTTGATTATACTGAAGCTGATAAAATTGCGGCGATGCTTGCTTTTAGTCAGCCAGAGGTTCAGAATGAGGAATCACCAGCCGCCGCAATCAAAGATAAAACTTTTGTAATTACTGGTCGGTTAAGTAAAAAAAGAGATGAAATTAAAGCAGAGATTGAATCTCTTGGTGGTAAAGTAACTGGATCTGTATCTTCTAAAACAGATTACTTAATCTGCAACGATAAGAATAGCACCACGGGAAAATCAGCCGATGCTAAAAGATTAAATATACCGATCATCAATGAAGAAGACTATGAAAAAATGAAAAATTCTTGAAAAAAGTCTTGACAAGTTAAAAAATTTTTGATATAATATATATATGAAAAGTAAAAAACAACTTAAAAAACTCGCAGACAAAATGATTCAATTAGAAATTGCCTGCCAGAACAATGATAATATATCAAAAAATATGTCAGAAATGGAAAATATATTCTCCAGTTTGTCTTTTGAAGATATGTTTCCCCTATTAGCATTATTGGAAGAAAGACACAGTGAGATTGAAATACCACATTAATCTTGACAAGTTAAAAATTTTTTGATATAATATAAATATAATAAATAAAATAAAAAATTTAATCAAAAAGGAGAAAATTTATTATGGCAAATGTAGCAGTAAGTGAAAAGAGTAAAGTAGTATTGGATTATCTTAAGAGTATTGGTGACGAGAATGTTACCGCAGCTGATATCGCTGCAGCCCTTGGAATGGAGAAGAAATCTGTTGATGGTGTTGTAACATCAGGTCTTATCCGCAACAAGAATTATGCAGAGAGAATTCCGGCTCAGATCGAAGTTACTGACGACGAAGGAAATGTTAAGTATCAGGATGTTAAGTTTATCAAGCTTACCGACGCTGGAAAGAACTATGACCACGAGGCAGCTCTGGCTCAGGACGCAGCAGCTAAGGCAGCTGCAGCAGCAGAGTAATTGAAATTATTTAGAATTTCTACTATAGGGAGAGAGTAATAAAAACTCTCTCCCTATTTTACTAAAGAGGAAAATATGCTTATCTTATCTATATTTTTAATAATTATTAGTTTGATTATAAGCTGTTTTGCTTTGTATAAAATAAAAAATATAAATAAGATAGATAATGATATACTTAATAAAAATAACCAAATAAAACAAGAAAATAAAAAACTTTCTGATGAATTAAGATCTTTACAACAAGAAACAAGCGAAACACAAAATAATCTTACACTTCTGAATCATGATGTATTAAATGCGAATAATAGACTACAAGAAATACATCAAGAGACAGAAGCAGTTTTGAATAATAAAGAAAAATTATCTAATAGAGCATTTGAAAATTATTGTGCTATATTAGAAGAAAATTATAAAAAGGCGGAAGATGAATATGCTCAACATGAAGAATTACTTAAAGAGTCATATTCAAAAGTTCAATCTAATTTAATCTCGCGGAAGGAACAGATTGAAAAAGAATTAGCCCAGATTGAGGCAACACGCACCGCCGCACTTCAAGCACAATTAAAAGAAAAAGAAATTAAAGAAAAATTATCTTTTTATTGTGTTCAAGTTAATCAAAATGATTTAGATGATATTAAAATTCTTGAACGAATGAAGAATCAATTACATAATCCAAGAATTTTAAGTATGCTTATATGGTCTACTTATTTCCAAAAACCCATGACAACTTTATGTAATAATGTAATTGGTACTACTGTTAAAAGTGGTATTTATAAAATTACAAATCAAAAAGATAATATGTGCTATATAGGTCAAGCAGTAGATTTAGCTAGGAGATGGAAAGATCATGCCAAATGCGGATTGGGAATAGATACCCCCGCATCTAATAAACTTTATAAAGCAATGATTGAAGATGGATTATGGAACTTTTCTTTTGAAATTTTAGAAGAATGTCCTTCCGCGCAGTTGAATGAAAAAGAAAAATATTATATTCAACTATATAAATCCTATGAATTTGGTTATAACCAAAATAAAGGGATAACAAAATAAAACAAGGAGAATTTTATTATATGGTTGATTTTGAAGAACAATTTGATTTAGATGAATTAATAGATAGCGTAGCAGAAAATGTAAAAGAAGATACAAAATCTTTTGAAGATATTGTAAATTTAGACGGTTCTATTCATAGAGAAGTTTATCTACATGATATTGTTCCTGGGGTAGGAGCTTCTATTGATGGATATATCAGATTTTGGAATAGTTATGATGATCGTCATGAGATCCTCGTTGGAGATAGAGAGCCTATTAAACTTTATATTGACTCTTGTGGCGGCTGCCTTGATGATACATTGACGATTATAGATGCAATTAAAATGAGTAAAACTCCAATTATTGGAATTACAATAGGCAACGCTTATAGTGGCGGATTTTTTATTTTTATCTCTTGTGATAAAAGAATTGCATATCCTCATGCTTCATTTTTATTCCACGAAGGAGCAACTCAAACCGCAGGAACCGCAGGACAGTTTGCAAATTATGCAGCTTTTTATAAAAAGCAATTAGATAAATTAAAAGATATTGTAGTTTCTAATACAAATATTACAGAAGAAGAATATAAAGATATTAAAAAAGATGATGTATGGTATGATGTAGATGAAGGTATTGAAAAAGGTTTTGTTGATGAAATAGCAAAGGAGTTTATTTAATGAAATTTGAACGAACTTGGACGGGTAATTGGGAAAATGCATTTCATGGATTAAGGCATCCTATGGAAAGCTATGCTAAAGGAGATACTGGTTGGTATGATGATACACCAACTAATGAACATTTATGCGGAAATCAAGCTATTAAAGTAGACAGTCAAAATGCTATGTTTTTAGGTATTGGTCCAAATGATATGGATCTTGCACAACGCATGATTAAGGCAGGAACTCCTAATGATAAATTTCTTAGACAAATTTTTGTTAGTATTGACATCACAGCCCCCCTCTATTGGTGGAAAGAAATGGATACTTATAAGGTTGGAACTACAGCAAATTCCACTTCGACTATGCATAAGTTAGCGACAACTCTAATAACATTAGATTGTTTTGAGATGGATGATTTTTCATCTAATATTGAGTTTGAATATAGCATTAATCAAGTTTGGGATAATATTATTGATTATTGTGAATGTCTCAGACAAAAATATAATGAAACTAAAGATATAAAATATTGGAAAGAACTTATTCGTATACTTCCAGAATCATGGCTTCAAACTAGAACCTGGACCGCAGATTATTCTGTTCTTCGTAATATTTATCATTGGAGAAAAAACCATAAGTTGTCAGAGTGGCGGCAGTTTTGTAATTTTATTGTAAATAATTTACCTTATGGTAAAGAATTAATTGAATTTGACAATTAAAAAAAATTATGTTATAATATTTATATAGTAAAAAATAAAATAAAAATATTATGAGGTAATTAAAATGTCAAAGAAAGAAAAATTTATTGAAGAAATTAGTAAAATGTTAGAAGATGCACCTGAAAAGTATCTTTCCGCAGACGCTCTTGATTTTTGGAATGGACTCCAGATTACGGAAGGTGGGAAACCTAAGTTTACAGAAAATGGAAAACTTATTCTTTCTTATTTGAAAGAAAATAAAGAAGTTTATAATAATCTTTTTAAAGCAAAAGAAGTTGGAGAAGGAATAGGTATTTCTTCCAAAGCCGCATCTGGTGCTATGAGAAAATTAGTTAATGATGGATATATTGAAAAACTGGGTGAGAATCCAGTAATATATGCTCTTACTGCATTGGGTGAAGAAACCGATCCTAATGCAGAATGAGAGCTTGACAACTCAGAAAATTTTTGCTATAATATTATTATAGGTAAAAATAAATAAAAATTATTTAAGGAGAAATGAATAATGAGAAAAGTAATTAACAAAACACACATCGAAGGTAAGATTTATGATTTTTCATTAGCAGAAAAGAAAGTTCAGAATGAGAAGTCTGAAAACTATGGCAAAGATTTTATTAATGGAACTATTGATATTGCTACTGATGATGACAATATGAATATTGTTTCTATTCATTATTCTTATGAGCCTGTAAACAACAAGAACGGTAAGAAAAATACAAAGTATGCGGCTCTTAAGCAGATTATTGACAGCGGAAAGACAGTTCTTAAAGATGGTGCAGATAATGCAACTCTTGTAAAAATTGATTCTGCTCTTGCTCTTAATGATTTCTATACCAATAGAAATGGTGAAGAGGCTCTTGTATCTGCAAAGAGAAATGAAGGTGGATTTATTACTTTCGTTAGCAAACTTGGCGATCCGGCTGTAAGAAATACTTTTGAAGTTGATATGGTTATCAACAACACAAGAATGGTAGAAGCTGATGAAGAAAGAAATATTCCTGAAGATTATATGATTATTAAAGGTGCAACTTTTGATTTCAGAGGAGCTATTCTTCCTGTAGAGTTCGCAGTAAGAAATAAGGGTGGAATTAAGTATTTTGAATCTCTTGATGCATCTCCTTCTAATCCTACCTTTACCAAGGTTTGGGGACAGATTGTTAGTAAGGTAATTCCGGATACAAGAACTGAGGAATCTGCCTTTGGAGAGCCTATTGTAAAAGAGTATACAAAGAACTTTAGAGAGTGGCTTGTAACTGGAACTTCTAAGCCCGAAGCAGTTTATGAGATTGGTGATGACAAGAATGGCATTACTGCAGACGAGATCAAAGCTGCTCTTGCAAATCGTGAGGTTTATCTTGCGGGCGTTAAGAAGAATCAGGAAGAGTATCAGGCTTCTAAAGCATCTGGTGCAACTGCAGCTCCTTTCGCAGAAACTGGAAATGCAAAGGCTGGTAGCTTTAACTTCTAATATAGATATCCCGAATATATGGGGAGCCAAAAGCTCCCCAATATTTTTTACTCTTTTTTAATTACATAAAAAAGAATTTAGCTGCTGGGCGGTTTATGGCCGCTTCCAGAAATCCAAAAGGTGTTTTGAATTTTTTTAATCTGAATAAAGGAGAAAAATAAATATGGCTTCAATAGATATTTTTAATGTAAAACCACATCAAGTGAGTAGAGATATGCGTGGATATTCTGTATTCCTCTATGGAGGATGGAAAACTGGAAAAACTACAACCGCAGTAAAATTTCCTAAACATTTCCTTTTAGCTTTTGAAAAAGGTTATTCTGCAATTCCCGGTGCAATGGCTCAGCCTATTAATTCTTGGAGTGAATTCCGCCAAGTTTTAAGACAGTTAAAAGATGATAAAGCAAAAGAAACATTTGAAACTATTATAGTTGATACTGCGGATATCGCATATGACTATTGTGTAAAATATATTTGTGCCAATAATGATGTAGATTCTATTGGTGATATTGGATATGGTAAGGGCTATGGTCTGGTTGAGAAAGAATTTGACGAGTCCCTCCGCCAGATCGTTCAAATGGGATATGGTCTTGTAGTAATTTCACATGAAGCAGATAAGACATTTAAGAATGAAAATGGAACAGAATATAATAAAATTGTTCCTACTCTTGATAAAAGAGCAAATAATGTTCTTGCAAGAATGTGTAAAAAAGTAGCATAGCTTTTGGTCAAAAATGTATCTTCTGTCACACATAATTTTGATATATTAATAGAAATAATAAGGAGGAGAAAGAAATGCCTAGAAAATATTTCTTTAATATTGAAAAAATTAAAAAAGACTCGCATGAAAAATTTTATTGGTTAGGTTTTCTTGCGGGAGACGGGAGTGTTCAAGAGCAAGGAAGAAGATTAAGAATTGAATTAAAAAATGATAGTCTTGATATATTAAATCATTTTAGAGATTTTATGGAAAGTAATGCAAATATTACTTCAAGAATAAATAATAATGAATGTCATTGTTCAAGAATGGATATTAATTCAAAAGAATTAGGAAATTATTTAGCTGAATACAATATAGTTCCTAACAAAACAAGAACTTTTGAAATTCCAGAAGATAAAATTCCTGAAGAATATAAAATGGATTTTATACGAGGTTTTATGGATGCAGATGGCTGTATTCATATTAGAAAAGAAAGAAATAATGCTCCTTCTTTAAGTTTTGTTAGTGGTAGTAAAAAATGTATTGAACAAATAAAAAATATATTAAATATCACTAATCAAATAAATCATCAAGGCAATAATTATATATTGAACAAAGAAGGAAAAGAAGTTATAACAATTCTTAATAAAATTTATGAACATTCAACAGAAGAAACTAGATTAAAAAGAAAATATGATATATATTGCACCATAATAAAGTAATTTATTATGTAAACCCAGAGAATTGCTGGGAACCCCTTAGAGCTATATAAACCACAACATAGATATGAAATATAATCAAGTGTGATGGTTTGAAAATTATATAGATTGGGCAATCAGCAGCCGAGCCTCGAATAGAGGAAGGTTCAACGACTATCCATTTTGTGGATGAAATTTCCACTATAGGAGTAGGGCTTCTAAGGAAGTGGGTGAAAATCCCTTAAATCGAAGTACTGGGCTCCGCAAATGCGGATGATGATATAGTCTATTCCCTATAAAATATTCCGAAAGGAAGGGTTCTATAAAGGATATTATTGGTTATACTAGATCTATTCCCGATGAAACTGGTGCTGAAAAAGTTGTAATGTTTATGAGAGGTACCTCCCGCTATGAAGCTGGATCAAGATTTAAATACACTCCAGATTATATTGATTTAAGTTATGAAAATCTTGTTAAGGCTATTGGAGATGCTATTGATAAGCAATCAGAAGAAGTAGGTGCTGAATTATTTACAGACAAGAGAGAGAATGTTCATCTTGATACTACTACAGAATTAGATTTTGATGAACTTAAAAAAGAATTTGGAAATATTATTGCAAATATTCCCGGTTCTATGGATAAAGATTTAGAAACAGAAGAAGGTAAACACTTCGCTGAATATTGGAGACCAAGAATCGTTCAAGTAATTGAAAAATATCTTGGTAAAGGAAAGACAATAGACAAATGTACTAGAGATCAGGTAGAAGCTCTAGACCTTATTGTTACAGATATGAAAGAACTTGTAAAAGAATAAGCGGGAAGTCAGGCGGCTTCCCGCTTGACTTTTCTAAAAAAATATGATATAATATTTATATAGGTAAAAAATGTATTAAATAAAATTTGCATGGGTGAAAACTATGAAGAAAAAGTGTAAGCATAAAAAATGTTGGTGGTATCCTTTAACTCAAGAATGGTATTTTGAAATAAAAGAAACTGAATGTGACGATCCTGACTTTAGGATCTATGGAATAGAATACTGTCCTTGGTGTGGGATTAAGCTACCAAAAAATGGGAAATTTGAGGATTAAATATGGCACATTATGTTATATGTTCGGTGTGTGGGAAAAGATTTGATCGTGATAAGATACAAGCCGTGAAATCTGGTGCAAGGAGGTACGCCCATCAGACTTGTAAGCCAGATGGAGAAATCGTGCCACTGCCGCAGATAGACCAAGATTATGTAGATTTAATGGACTGCATAAAAGAAATATATAAAGATGAAGTAAATTATGCTTTGGTAAAAAAGCAAATTAAACAATATCAAGAAGAATATAATTATACTTTATCTGGTATTAAAAAATCTTTAGTATATTTTTATAAGGTAAAAGGAAATCCAATAGATAAATCAAAAGGTGGAATTGGTATAGTTCCTTTTGTTTATAAAGATGCTTATAATTATTATTATAGCTTATTTGTTGCTCAAAGTCAAAATGAAAATAAAAATTTGCAACAGATAACTTCTAAAATTAAGGAAATAATTATAAAACCACCTAAAATAAAAGAAAAAATAAGATTTTTTAATTTAGGTGAAGATGAAGAGGTAGATGATGAGTAATAAATATATTGATATTAGTGCAGTTACAAATGTAATTGGTTGCGTATTTAATAATCCAAAGTTATTAGATGCTTCAGATAAATATTTCTTTTCAGAAGAAGATTTTGTAGATAAATTTCATAAAGTTGTTTTTGGAACTATATTTAATCTTCATCAACTTGGAGTAAAAGAAATTACATTAAATGCGATTTCAGATTATCTTGAAGATAGACCCAAGAATAAGGCGGTTTATGATTTAAATAAAGGTAATGAATATATTGCAAAATGTTCTGAAAATTCAAAACTTACAACTTTTGATTATTATTATCAAAGATTGAAGAAAATGACTTTATTAAGAACATATAATCAACTTGCGGGAATGGATTTATCTTGGATCTATGATCCTGATAATATCTTTGATGCAAAGAAAAAACAAGAGCAAGAAGAATGGTTAGATGGTCATAATTTAACTGAAATTGCAGATTTAATTGATGATAAAATTCTTGAAATTAAAGCAAGATGTATAGATAATTCTTTAAGTGCGGGGAGCCAGATCGGAGAGGGCTTTATGGAGCTCGTAGAAGGATTAAAGGAAACCCCAGAAATTGGCTACCCACTTTATGGAAGATATACCAATACAGTACTGCGGGGGGCTCGGTTAAAGAAACTTTATCTTAGATCTGCGCCTACTGGAGTAGGTAAATCTAGAGGAATGGTAGCTGATTCTTGTGTTATTGGTTGTGGTCAAATGTATAATGTAGAAGAAAGTAAATGGGAAAGTATTGGAAAACCAGAACCAGTATTATATATTGCAACAGAGCAGGACAAAGAAGAAGTACAAACAATGATTGGTGCTTTCATTTCTGGTGTAAATGAAGAACATATTCTTTATGGACAATACTTCGCTGGAGAATGGGAAAGGATTCAAAAAACTAGTCAGATTCTGAAACAAAGTCCTTATTATTTTGAAACTATGCCCGACTTTTCTCTTAAAGACATAGAAAATATGATTAAAAGAAATATTAGAGAGCGTGGGGTTAAATATATTTTCTTAGATTATCTTCATACTTCAATGAAGATTCTTGAAGAAATTACAAATAGATCAGGTGGAGTAAAATTAAGAGAAGATAATATTCTTTTTATGATTGCAATTAGATTAAAAGATTTATGTAATCAATATGGAGTATTCATTATGACAGCTACTCAGCTTAATGCTGACTATGTAGATAGTGAAACCCCCGATCAAAATCTTCTTAGAGGAGCCAAGTCTATCGCAGATAAGATTGATGCAGGTATGATTATGCTTGAATTAACGCAGAAAGATAGGGATACTTTATCTGATCTTGTAAATAAAAATGGTTTTGATATGCCAGATATTAAAATATCTGTATATAAAAATCGTAGGGGTAGATGGAAGGGAATCTACCTATGGTGCAAAGCGGATAGGGGCACTTGCCGCATAAATCCTATGTTTGTAACTAAATGGAATTATGAGCTAATTGAAATGGAAGATTTGAAAATTAAAGTGCAAGAGGAGTCAGCATTTTGAGTGAAATATTAAAAGAAATAACAAAAACATTAGAAAAAGAAGTAAAAATAAAAATAATGCTTTCTATAATTGAAGAAATAATAGATAAGAAAGTTGAAGAACAAAATGAATTATGATTATGATAAAAATTTAATTAAAGAATCATTAACTTCAGATCAAATAGAAGATCTCCTTGTGGAATTCGGTGGTGAGCCCTTCCGCAAGGGAGATATTCTTATATCTAAAACTATATGCCACTGTGGAAATAGTCATAAATTATATTACTATCCTAACACAAATCTTTTTAAGTGCTACACAGATTGTCCGGACTCTACCTTTGATATTTTTGAGCTAACTCGAAAAGTAATGAGTAGAGAGCATCCAAAATCAAGAGAAGATTCAGAATGGAATCTACCTGAAGCTATTGATTTTGTAGCTAGAAAATTTGGTTTCGCACCTAATCAAAATAATGAAGATATTGAATTAAATATTAAAGACGATTTAAAAGTTTTTGATAGATATGACAGAATAAAAGATATAAATATTGCTACTCAAAATGTAGAACTTAAAACTTATAAAGGAGATTTCTTAAAAAATCTTCCGCATCCAAAAATACAACCATGGCTTGAAGAAGGAATAACACAAGAGATAATGGAAGCACATGGAATTTGCTATAATCCTCAAAGTCACGGAATAGTAATTCCTCATTATGATATCAACAATAGATTGATAGGAATTAGAGAACGAACTTTGGTAGATGAAACTGCAGAAATTTATGGTAAATATAGACCTGCTTATATTGGGCGGAAGATGTATAATCACCCTTTAAGTTTTAATTTGTATAATTTGAATATGAGTAAGAAAAATATCTCCCGCATGAAAAAAGCATTTATCTTTGAAGGAGAAAAGTCTACGCTTCTATTCGGATCATATTTTGGCTTAGAGAATGATTTATCAGTCGCAGTCTGCGGGAGCTCGCTTATTAATTATCAGGTTTGGCTCTTGATTAATCAAGGAGCAGAAGAAATTATAATTTGCTTTGATAAACAATTTCAAAAATCTGGTGATGATGAATTTAAGAAATTAACAAAGAATTTAACAAATATACATAGAAAATATGGTAAATATATTAACATTTCTATTGTATTTGATAAAAATAATAAATTAGGATATAAAGAAAGTCCAATAGACAGAGGAAAAGATATATTTTTAGAATTATATAAAGAGAGGATAAATTTGTATGAAGTATAAATTAATTAATCCTCCTAATGATAAATATACAGCTAAAGGTCAAATACTTATCAATAGAGGAATGAAAGAAGAAGATTTAACTCATTATATGAGTTTAACAGATGATGACATAAATGATCCAGAGATTTTTGGAAAAGATTTATTACATTCTGCTTGGTGTAGATTATATGAAACAATACGAGACAATAAAGATATTTGTGTTGTAGTAGACTGTGATTGTGATGGATATACAAGCGCAGCCATTCTTATAAATTATTTATATATTCTTAATTCAAACTTCACTGAAAATCATGTTCATTGGTTTATGCATGAAGGTAAACAACACGGACTTGCAGATGCAATGGATTGGATTGATAATATGAGTCCAGATTTAGTAATAGTTCCTGATGCTGGTTCTAATGATAAAGAGCAAATGCAAAAACTCTATGAAGACGGGCGGGAGATTATTATCCTTGACCACCATGAAATTGAAGGAGAACCTTTTGAACATTGTTATTTGATTAATTCTCAATCACCAGAATATCCTAATAAATTTTTATCTGGCGCGGGAGTGGTATATCAATTTTGTAGA